AGATCCGCGAGCACAACGCCAAGGGCAAAGCCAACCGCATGGCCGAGGTGGAGAACGCACGCGACCAAAGACTCTACTATCGCGGGATTCAGCAGTTCTGGTGGAACGAAGACGAGCAGAACGTTGTGTTTGAGTCGGACGATGACTCGCCGTACGATCGCACGTTCAACATCTTTCAGGGCTACGGCAAGATATTCCAGTCCACCTTCATGGGCGCACGCCCCAAGGTCAGGGCTGAGGCTGATGATCCGTTCAATTCCACCAGCGTAAGGAATACGGCCAAGGCGCAGACTTACGAGCGCGTCTATCGCAAGTTCAACGACACGCCAACGCAGCAGCTAGAGGCGGCACGGCTGATGTGGACGGATGGCCGGATAGTTACGCGCACATCGCAGCGCGACGGCAAAGAGATTACCGAGTTCTGGGGCGTGCTTGAATCCCGTGTTCCCATTACGGCGAAGGATGACATTGAAGTACCGCTAAAGAACTGCCCGTTGATTGAGTTAGAAGATGAATACCCAATCGTGCAGATGAAGCGCGACGTGGGAGACAAGCAGAACAGCAAGGGCGAAGAGATTCGCAAGAAGATTTCCAGCGGCAACGGTGACAGCTACGAGCGCAATGCACGGCTGGCAGTGAAGCGGCAGGCGGGGACGGATACCAGCCTGGATGCGACAACTGGCGAGGATAACTACGGGCTAGCCACAAAGACGTGGAGCTACATGCGGCCCGAGTTCTACGAGCACTTTCAGGAAGCAGACAGGGTAGAACTGGAGCAGATGTTCCCGACAGGCCTTTGCCTGATTCGTTCCGGTGATATCTACCTTGAGAGCTACCCGTGCGAGATTGATGCAGAGCTGGACGTAATCCACGCACTGCCTGGCGACGGTATGAGTAGGCCGAGCATCGGTTCCACGCTGATGGATCTGCAAGACTCGGCAAACACGGCGCAGAACCTGATTGAGGAAATGTTCGATCACGGCATCCCCACAACGTATTACGACAAGCGCAGCGACATTGACGGGCTGAATAAGTCACGTGAGCAGCCGGGGCAGAGCAGGAAGGCTACCGGCGCGCCGGGGTTCCCGTTAGAGCACATGTTCTATCAGACGATTCCGGTCAACCCTCCACAGCAGTTGATTGGCTACGCAGAGAACGTCAAAGGCCCACAGGCGCAGTTTGTATCAGGGCAGCAGCCAGCACTGTTCGGTGCTGAGATGCAAGACCAGAAGACGGCATCAGGCTATGCACAGGCCCGCAGTATGGCACTGGGCCAGATGGCGATTGTCTGGAAGCCGTACACGGCATGGTTTGCGCGTGAGATGACGCGGGCTGTCAGGATGGCTTCGAATCGCCCGGACGAGATCAAGACAACGCTCCCGGCGCAACGTAAGGGTGGCAAGCCTGAGGCTGTAAAGCTTTCTCCTGCCGACCTGGTTGGGCTGTCATTCACCAATGAGTCAGATGAGAACTTCCCCGAGACTTGGACGGAGAAGAGCAACAAGGTCATGAACCTGCTGCAGATGGGCGGACCTGTTGCTGACTGGGTTTTAGAGGAAGAGCCGGACAACCTTTACATGCTCAAGCAGCTTATCGGGCTTGAGGAGTTGGTGATTCCCGGCGAGGACATGCGGAACAACGTGCTTGCGGATATTGCGCAGATGGAGCACGAGGCACCACAGCCCGACCCTACGCAGATGCCACAACAGGCATTACCTGCGCCCGGTGCTCCACCGATGCAGCCGCAGTTAGTGAGCAGCATTCAGCTAGACCCTGACTACCTGGAAGATCAGGATTACGAGGTTGGCTGGAAGACAGTCAAGCACTGGGTTCAGTCGGCAGTAGGGCAGGAAGCCAAGATATCGAACCCGATGTGGTTTGAGAATGTGCGGCTCTATGGCCTTCAGTACAAGCAGGGCATGGAAGCTGCACAGGCGGCGAAGGCCCAGGCCAACCAGCCTCCGCTCCCGCCTGATTTACCGAAGGTGGCGATTCCTTACGACTCGCTGCCTCCGGGTGGCAAAGTTCAGGCCGCGGCGAAGGCGGGCATTCAATTGACGCCCGAGGATGTTCAGCAGGCGGCGATACAAGACGCGGCGCAGAACGCGCCCGCAGGAGTTTAGATGGCAGAAGAGACAGCAGTCCTCGAAAGTCCCGAGCTTGAGACGCCCGAGGTTGAAGTTGGCGGCGAAGAGACGGTTGAGCAGCCGGACGAGTCAGTTGAGCTTGGCGCAGAGCAGCCCGAAGGCGAAGAGCCTGCAGAAGACGACCTGGACACGCCGGACCCTGCAGAGGAAGACCCCAACGCGCCTCCGGTAGTAGCCGATGGCCGCAAGATGCCGGACGGGCTCAAGAAAGCCATAGCAGGTATCAAGGCAACGAACCCCGAGGCGGCTAAGGCAATCAAGGGGCTTTACTGGTCAGATCAGGAGTACCGCGCAGCCTTCCCAAAACCTGCCGATGCCGTAGCAGCGAAGAATCTGATTGAAGAGATTGGCGGGCCTGAAGGAATTCAAGGCATCACCGCAGAGCGCGAAGAGTGGCAGCAGATTGACAAGGATTTCTCAGAAGGAAAGCCTGAGTTCGTCAAAGGACTGGCTGAAGGCAATCCCGAAGCATTTCTGAAGACCGCGCCGCACGTTATCAACGAGTTTGCGCAGCGAGCACCCGAGCAATATCAGTATTACGCGAACAATGTAGCTGTGAACACGCTGGCAAGTGCCGGTCTGTCGCTTGATTCACTAGCAGCGGCTTATCACAAGTTCAGCGACAACCCGCAGGCGCAGGCAGTGATTGCCGACGTACACAATGCACTCGTCGGGCTGAAGGAAAAGGCTGCTGCATTCGAACAGAAGCGCGTCGATCCCCGCGAAGAGCAGTTGAAGCAGCGGGAGCAGCAGTTCGAAGAGAAGCGCAGAGCAGACTTTGAAGGCAGCGTAGCTTCTCAGGCTGAGAAGTTCCTGGCTGAGAAGATGCAGCCGGAGATTGACCGCATCGTGGGAACGCGCAAGGTCGATCCTGAGGCCATGAAGGGCTATCAGGAGATGGTGCAGGCCAAGGTCATGAAGATGCTTGGCGAGGTGAAGGGCTTCGAGGCAACACTGGAGGCTCACTACCGCACCGGAGACGCTGCCAAGTCTGTGGCCTACGTTCAGAGTCAGTACAACCGCATTCTGCCGGTCGCTGCCAAGGTAATCGAGCCGTTCCTGAGAAACATCGCACCGGGCGCAGCAAAGCCTGTGGCAAAGAACCCCGTAACCGGAGCAAGACAGCCTTCCGGGCCGGGCGAAGTTGTGCTGAAAGAGATGCCCGATTACTCACAGATTGACTTCAACAAATGCACCGTGGCCGATGTGATGCAGGGTAACGCAATTCTGAAGAACGGCAAGAAGGCAAGCGGGTGGGCATAGGTGTTCTTCCTCTGGCTGATTCCATTCGTGCCATTCATATTCGGCCTATGGGCTATCGAACGCAAGCTCAACAAACTTGAACACAGAACACACCGACTGGAGATAACAATGTCCGCAGACCGCGCAGCCCTCGACGCCAAGATTCAGGAAGTAGCAGCGAAATATGACACCACGATTGCCGACATCAAGGCGGTCATCGCCGCATTGCAGGCCAAGATTGGTACATCGGCAGACTTTCAGGCTGAGGTTGATGCCCTTCAGGCGGTAGTGGATAAGGAAACCTCTGACGATCCCGGCGCACCGGTTGTGACGCCCGCACCGGTTGACGAGCCCGCACCGTCTGCCTAACAAGTTTACGGGGTAGTAGTCAAAGGTCACCGACCGGGAAGTTCGCACAAACGAACCTGGAAGCACTGATGATGAGCCGCTGCGAACGCGGCAGCCCCGCCATAAGTTTCGTCACCAACGACAAGGCGATTTCCGGTAGCGTAAGCCGGGCCGCAAGGCAAAAACGTTCATCGCAATGTCGGACGTGACACCGTAACACCCGCACCACAATTCAAAACGATTCGCTGCAAGGTCCATACACAGCAGTGCCCAGGCTGCGCCATTAGGCGGAAGGGGTGACCAGCAAGCACACCAACAGGTGTCTTCATGGCTGCTTCTAACACGTCCAATGTAATTGGACTCCAGAAAGAGAAGGTTCTCAGCAACCTTCCTAAGTTGTTCCTCATGGGCGAGGACAAAATCTTCACCCAGATTATGAGGAACGGTGGGCTTGGCTCGGTTCCCGTGTCCAAGCGTTCTCTCCGCATCCCGCTCCAGGTTGCCCCCGGTGGCAAGGGCAGGATCGCCAACTTCGACGGTGGCACGCTTGGCCGTGGTGGTTCGATCAACACGGTGCCTGGCTTCGTCTCCACCAAGGGCTTCGTCTGGGCGCTTGAGTCCACGACTGAAGCGTATTGGGGAACCGACTCGCAGGAGAAGTCCATTGCTTCGCTCACCGCTCTTGAGCAGGCGCAGCAGATGGAGAACTTCAAGCAGTTCCTTGATGCTCTCTTCTTCGCCTCGAACGGCGTTCTCGGCGTAACCACTGCCGTAAGCGGCTCGGGTCCATACCTCGCCACGATTGCCAACGCGAATAACTTCTACATCGGACAGGATGTACTGGTCTATTCGGCGCTTGGCGGGACGAACCGTGCGACCGGCACCATCACTGTGACCGCGGTCGACGCCAACAACAAGCAGGTTACGCTTACCGGAACCCTGACGAGCTTCACCGCTGGCGACTTGCTGATTGCTGACGGTACGGGCGCTGTTGCAGGTGCTTCGCTTTCGAGCATCTACGACTACCACGTCTCGGCCAACACCGGCACGATCCTCACCCTCAATCGTTCGGACTACCCCGGCCAGCTCAACATCTCTGCGATTGCAGCAGGTGGTGCGTTGACTACGGTTCTGGTTCGGGCCATGTTGCAGTTGTCCATCCGCAAGATTGGGACGAACAACGCGCAGTTGCTGAACTCCCTCAAGTTCATTGTGGGTGTTGAGCAGGCGGCGGCATGGGAAGCGGCTGGCACGTCCATCTCGCAAATCTTCCGTCCGCAGAGCGGTTCAGGGCTGAAGACCTTCGACGGTCTGCCTGAGACCACGCCGAACACGATGGCCGGACGCGAGCTGATTACCCAGCTCCACGGCGACCCGACCCGCGTTGACTCCATCCTCATGAAGAACTGGGGACTGGCGACAACGAAGCAGCTCGGGCCGTACTCGCCTCCTGGCTCCTCGCAGACTGTCTTCCCGGTCGTTTCGACCACGGACGGCTCTGTCGTGGCCTCCAACCTGAAGTACTGGGCACTCGAAGCAGACGTGTTCTGCATCAACCCGCGTCAGGAATCGGCCCTTACCGGCCTCACCATTCCCACCAACCTGTAACCCTGAGGGGCTTGCTTCGGCAGGCCCCTTTTCTTCAAGGCATACATGAAAATTCCCCTGCGCGACGGCAAATCGACGCCGGAGTTCATCGAAAAGATTCTCGCTATCTTCGGCACCAATCCTTATGGCGAGCCGAACTTCCGCCTGATTTGGTCGGAGAGAAAACAGATTTGGTTTCTGGGTGAGATCGCACCCGAATATGTCTACCTCGAACCCTGCTGGATTCTGGAGACCTGGCTGACGGGGCAGCAGTGCGCAGGCCCGCTGGCGAACTGGAATGAAGCGCTGGAAGCCGTCGTCGGGGAGTACCCGAAGGAAGGGCTGTATTTCTTCTGCACGAACTTCCCGCAGGATTGGACGCCTTCAGAGAATAACGTCCGGCTATTGGCGAAGGGCATTGAAATGTCGCGCCATCTGCCACTGGAGCAGCGTGCTGCTGCGATTCGTGAATCTTTGCAAGCCAAGGAGCGCGAAGGCATCGAGAAGACCGCGGATGCGATTGTCGAACTCTTCGACTCAGCGGCAATGGGAAGAATTCAGCAGGGCGTGAGCGGACCCAAGAACACTTTCCGCACGCCTGAAGACTTCGAGCGCGATCAGGAACGCATTGGCGTACATACGGACGCACGACTGCCCAAGCAGGGCGGCAAGGTTCTGAACTAAGGAGAAATCATGGTTGCAATGGAAATGCAGCAAGGCTCAATTAACCACGGGCGCAGGTCGGTTGAGAGGTTGGACCCGCGTACTCTGACGGGCGAGCCGCTACACATCTTTAACATCTACTCGAATGAGTACACCATCAATCTCGGCACATGCGGCCTGTGGTACATCCCCGCGTGCCCTGAGGGGCGGGAGTATGTTCGTGCTCCGAAGGCTATCCCCGGAACGATGGAGGAGAACTATCCGCACTTCACCGATGGCGAGGAGTTCCGCGCGCGGGCAAGAGTCGCAGACGACATTGCAGTAGCCATCCTGGGCACCGACCGCCCAGAGGAAAACATCGCCAACTTCGGCGTCTTCGTTTCGCATAACGCCAAGCCGACACCGCAGGAGATCGCTGCGGCCAAGAAGCTGCTCATTCCGAAGCTGCAGAAGCAGATTGCACAGGCTGACCAGTACTTCGCGTCTGTCGAGCCGGGCGAGCGCAAGAGCGTCTACGACGACAAGTTTCTGAGGGCGGCGCGGTATCTGAATATCAAGAAGCCGTGGATGAGCGAGGCGGCGGAGATGTCGGTGTGCCCGTTCTGCTCGGTTGCGGTAAGTCCCAATGCGGCCATCTGCTCGGGTTGCAATCAGGTTATCAACCAGACGAAGTTCGACGCCA